AAAAAATTAGTGACAGCATGACTGGTGGAACAGTTAACCAGTCGCAAACTTACAGTCCAACCCAAACTGGTGGCACAGGCGGCTCTTCTCGCGGCGGGTCAGGTGGTGCAGGCGGTGCGGGCGGTGCAGGCGGTGCGGGCGGTGCAAATGCAATGGGGGCAGGTGCGGGTGCAGGTGGTGCAGGCGGTGCGGGCGGTGCAGGTGGCTCAGCCGATGCAGGTCGTGGAGGAGACGTTGGAGATTCAAGGGCCGATATGAGCGGAGTAACTTTCGGTAGTCCAGTTTTCCAAGTTGGTCGTAACAGAATTGGAAACGATATTACGCAACAGACTACTCAAACCAGAAATACTGCTATACGTATCTCATACGATAAAACGCCTCCAACACCTGGCAAACCAGCGGCAACACCCAAAAAACCAGCGGCAGAACCCGCCGCAGAACCTGGCAAGCCCACTGAAAAGCCCACTGAAAAGCCCACTGGCAAACCCACTGGCAAACCCGTTGAAAAGCCAGTTGAAAAGCCCACTGGCAAACCCACTGAAAAGCCCACTGAAAAACCTGCTGGTAAACCTGCTGGTAAACCTGCTGGTAGAAAACCCAAGGATACGCCGTCCACCAAAGACAAGACTGACGAAACCGACAAACGTGACGATATTAAAGAAAAAGCAAAAGACGACCTTGCTGAAGCCACCAAAAAGCCACCAAAGGACAAGCCAAAGGACAAGCCAAAGGACAAGCCAAAGGACAAGCCAAAGGACAAGCCAAAAAATAAACCAGAAGACAAACCAGAAGACAAACCCACTGGCAAACCCACTGGCAAACCCACTGGCAAACCCACTGGCAAGCCCACTGGCAAACCCAAAGGTAAACCTAGAAAACCACGCGGCGAGGTCGGCGGGCGAGACCGCCCTTATGACTGGAAAATAGATGGTGAGTAATTATGGCTGTTAACGAATCACGTTCAATGAACCGAGACCTCATTATGGGGGCAACTGACGGTAAGTTTAAAACAATTGTCCCTGACCGTGGTGGAGAGGTTGAAATGACATACGTAACCATGCGCGGTCATGAGTTGCAAATGCAATATAACATTGTGGAGCGCTCAGAACTTGCCGACCTTCCCACTGCCGAATACGGGAAACTTTGATGCCGTACACGCATCGTGGAGAACCGCTCGCGGGCAACAGGTTGGACAACCGTCGTTTGCTTGCAGAAGCAGTTGACCGTATTCGCGCTTACACTGGGCTGAGTGCGGCGAATAAGTACGCGCAAACAAGGATTCGTAAAAACATGGGTTTGTTCAACACTACAAACAAGGAGTAAGTAGTGACACGCGGTAAAGACGAATCCAACAATCAGAACAGGCGTCCTAAGAGACCCGTCTATACTTATTACTCAAATAAAGCATATCCAAAGGGACTAACGCCGAAAAAGCAGTCAGAGGAAGAAATTGAAATGACAGATGAAGAAAAGGATATGGAGTAACATCATATGGTACGTGGCTACGACGAATCCAACAATCCAAAGAGGCGTCCCAAGCGTCCCCAAACAGACAGGGAAAAAATGGATATAATAAAACAAGTGTTTCCTGACGCTTATGAAGTCGTCACCCCATCTTCTCCACCCCAGGAGGAGCGTACTTACGAAGAATTTTACTTTGACGATGATTCATATTCTCCAGACGAGTACGATAGAGGAAAAGGCCCCGATGACCCGTATGATGCAGGTAAGGAAAAAGACCCCTACGACAAAGAATAGGTAATTAACATGGCTAAAAAACAAGTGTGGGATAAAAAGAATCCCAAGAAAAAGTCAGAGAAGTTGAGTCCTTCTGAGAAGGCTGAGGCAAAGGCTCGTGCAAAGAAGGCGGGCCGCCCCTACCCCAACCTCGTGGACAACATGGCGGTTGCCAAAAAGAAAAAGTAATGACACGTGGCAACGACGAGCGCCATAATGAAAGTCGGAGACCAAAGCGTGAGATGCGGCTTATTTCAGGAATGGGTTTTGACCCATGGCCCCATTACACCCATAGAGAGGTGCTAATTTCTCCAGACGTTCGTCCAAAAATGAGAACTAATATGGGCAGCAAAAAACGACATACTGCTGGTCCTCTTCAAGTTGTCGGGTATAATGTGACTCTTGAGTTTGATGAACAACCAAAGACGGTAGACAGTTACAGAACTTTTCCATTTACATCAGCAATTCAAGCAGTACGCTATATTGATGACCACTTTAATGCAGGGGCTACAGCAAACGAAGGTAAACTATTAACAAAAAGAGAGTATGTTGGAAGAATTGGGAGAAGATAAGTGACTAAAAAATCACCTGCATGGCAACGCAAAGAGGGCAAGAACCCTGAAGGCGGGCTGAACGCAAAAGGCCGCGCTTCGGCAAAAAAAGAAGGTCACAACCTCAAGCCTCCCGTGTCCAAGGAACAAGCGAAAAAGTCACCAAAAGACGCCGCTCGTCGCAAATCTTTTTGTGCTCGTATGGAAGGAATGAAGAAGAAGAACACGTCATCCAAGACGGCTAGAGACCCAAACAGCAGGATTAATAAATCCCTTCGCAAATGGGATTGCTAAGCCAATGGGTGAAATGAATATCCAGTACAAACACCGTACTACGAGTGATTAGTATACTATAATGTAAACATGCCAAATGGACGCAATAGAAAAAACGACACCCGTCGTCGTCCACAAAGACCTCGTGTTGGAGCCGTGTACGAATGGCATCCTAGCGGTTTGGACAAAGATAAATCCAAATTAAAAATTGAACCAGGGTCGCTGGTAAGGGTTGCCAAAGGCGGTCAATTTGGTTCTTTGAGATTACCACCGCCATTTACATACGTAGAAGACCCTATAAGCGGTAATTTTTTAGGATTGACGCTTGACGAGAGCCTGAAACCACGAAACACAAAAAACCGATAATCTGACACCAAAGTTTGGAAAACAACATGACTGACCAGCCCAATCGCCTTCTAGTTTGTTGGAGAAACGTTGACGGTAGAAAAGAGGATGGTGTCATTTACAAAATGAAACCGTACGACGGTCCAACAGAATACGACATGGAGTTGTTGGATATTTTGGAACGTCATAAAGCACGCAACCAAGACCACGAAAATTGGCGTGCTCTCATTTTCAGAACCGACAAGGAAACGGCTGACAAGTTGGACGCGGAAACCGCAATCAAGAACGAGTTGAAAAATCACGATATTATCATCAAAGATTTTCGTGACGAGTTGAAGGTAGATGCTTTGAACTGTTTCAACAGGCATAGCCGTCCCAACAGCGGATGCGTAGATTGGTGTGACGAATCCAAAACAATTGGCCGTAAGATTGGTGTGCCAAAAGAAAAACGCCAGTATTTATGCATGTACTGCCCAGCAGCAGCATGGTACGCACAAAAAGAGAGAAAAATGCTGGGATTGTACGATAAATGATTGTTTTTACTTTTGAAGTAATCGCCAATAGGTCATCTGACATCGGCGCTAGTCAACCAAACAATCATGGTCGCAAATTATGGAACATGTTGTTTCCGACCTACAACGGACGCATCTGCCTGCTTGTAGACGGGGTTGACAAAAGCCAACATGAACTGATTATGCAATGGTTGAAGAAAGAAGGGTTTAAACCAGGTTCAATTGATTTTCATTGGGAAACTGGCTCTGACAACAGGCTTGACCGAGTAAGGGCGGTACACGCCGCCCACAACCGCATTGATTGGTACGTTGACATCAATCCAGAAACCGTTGCCAAAGTAATGAAGGAAGGTATTCCGACTCTTTTGATGACCGTTCCATACACAGTGCGACCAGAATGGGACAAACCGCGTACAATTGTGGGATGGGACGAAATCACAAAAGAGATAGAAACGCAAGCGCTCAAAAACGCAGAAAGAACCTGGCGAGAAACATGAGGCAAGACGAGTGGATTGAAGTTGGGGTAAAAATGGGTTGGTGCTCACCTCCCATATGTGAGGCTCACGACGGCACGCCGTTGAGTCAAGAAGAAGCCGAACAGTACGAAGAAGGGAAAGACCCGTGCGTGCACATTCTTCGTTTGTACCACAGCGACGAACATCGCAAGGAAGTTGAGGAGTTTTCCGCACAGGCCGTGTGGCGAAAGGCTGGGTGGACATGAGGGTTTATTTCGGGGGCGCAGAAAAAAGCATGTATTCTTCAATGCTTTTGTCCGCTGGGGTGCGCCGCATCGGTATTAATTTAACCCACTTGTCCATTCCTAAAAAGAAACAATTAGACCTGAAAACAAAGTACGAAAGCAGCGATTTGTTGGTGTACACGTCTGAAGGTGATGAAGACGTGTCTCGTTACGACGCATTCTTGCGGGCGTACGCCGACGACCTGACAATCATCATAGGCCGTCCAGACTACGACGGAGCATGGTTAGGAGAAAAATACGTTCCCTTGTGGAACGATGCCGAAGACCTTGAACGTCTTAATTGGCTTTGCCAAAAACATGGCAGAGTAGCAGTCAGTGACAAGGCACTGATTAAACACCACCACAATCGGTTGAATGCCATTTCTATGCGGTGGAACGCCAGAATGGTTGGGTTGACATCAAAACCAGACAATATTGAAAATTACAAATGGGATGCCGTGTTGATTAATTCGTGGACAAGTGCCGTGCGATACGGAGAAACACAGGTGTGGACTGGTCACGGTTTACGACGTTATCCCGCCCAACAAAAGGAGTCTGCTCGTAAAAGACACAAATCTGACATTGAACGTCTAGGAATTTCGTATGAAAACGTTTTGGCTGACGAGGTGGATGCGATTAGCAACTTGGCAATAGTTTCGTGGAAACGCTACGAAGAACACGTTTTAGGGGGCTATGACGCTGCACCACCCGACGTTCAACAAAACGATGACGATACAGAAAGTGGCAACATAATTATTACACCCCCCCACAGCGGTAGTTTGACAAATGTGGAAAACAGGGGTACAAGTATTGTTATACCCCCTCCAGAAAAGCGGAACGAAAATGAGCACTTATTATTACCAGTCATAGGAGTGGAAACGCTCACGTCTATGGGGTCGCAAACCATTGATGAATATGGGGAATCAATTGAGGTTGCGCCAGAACAAACCAACGTTATTCGGTATTCAGGAGCACTTTTGCGACAGTGCGATAATTGTTATCTCGCTTCAAAATGTCCCGCGTTTAAGGAACATTCAGAATGCGCTTTCAAGTTGCCAGTAGAAATACGAACTAAAGACCAGTTGCAGGCAGCCCTTAGAGCCATGATTGAAATGCAGGTAAGCCGCGTCTTGTTTGCCCGTTTTGCCGAAGAGTTGGAGGGTCAGGGACTTGATGTTACATTGTCATCCGAATTGGACAGGGCTTTTGAGATGATAGAAAAGTTTAAAAACATAAATGACACTCGTGATTTGGTGCGTTTTGAAGTTGAGGCTCGCGGTTCAAGCGGAGTGCTGTCTAGATTGTTTGGTCAACGTGCCGCCAACCAAGCCAACACCTTACCAAGTGGGGGTCTTGGACCAACGGCAACCGATGCTTTTTATCAAGAAATAATAGATGTTGAAGAGGAGCGATGAAGAAACTTCCGTATACTTACAGGTGCCCTAAATGTCAAAAGGTAGTGTCGGTTATCAGCAACAAATACCCCCCAATTTGCACGGACAAAAAAACACACTCATCAATCGCTGTAAAAATGGAGTTACAAAATGTACAAACAAAAGAAAATTACTGACGTTGGGATTGACATGGACGGGGTGTTGTACCCGTTCATGGACGCCTTTAAAAAGTATTGCGAAAACGTGCTAGAAAGGTCGGATTTTCCAGAACCTACGCACTGGAATTTTTACGAAGATTGGGGCATAAGTAAAAAATCTTTTGATGCCATGCTTTCGTCCGCCTCAGTCACACACCGTCTGTTTGCGTCAGAACCACCAATGCAATTTGCACGCGGTGGTTGGGAAATGATGAGAGACATGAACGTTAAAATCCATGTCATTACCGCACGTCCCACGGAGGCTTGGTCACAAACCGCCGATTGGCTCCACAAGCACGGCATGGTTCCTGACCACCTTCACTTCACACAAGACAAAACCATTCTCGCGCACACCGCAAAAGAACATTCCGCAATGCTTGACGACCATTACGTATATTATAAACAGTTGGATGATGCGGGGGTTTTAGCCGTATTGCACGACCACCCATGGAATAAGCAGCACGACGTGTTGTTTCGTGTAAATTCACTGGTAGACTTCGTTCAATTGATTAATAGGGTAAACAAGAGGGAAATTTCATGGCAGCCAACGAGCGTAAACAAGTACTACACGATGCAGCAAGTCTAATAGTTGGAGACCGTAATGAGGATTACGGAGACCCCTACGAAGATTTTGGAATGACTGCTGATTTGTGGCAAAGGTATTTGAACCGTATTATTCAACGTAAAAAGGGTCTCATTATTGAACCACAAGACGTTGCGGTGATGATGGTGCTGCTTAAAGTTAGCCGTCTTTCATGGACTCCTGAAAAACGCGACCATTGGGTGGACATTGCGGGTTACGTCGGATGCGGTTGGGATTGTGTCACACGAAATTTGCCAAGTAGAAATTTGCCAAATCATACAAACAACGGAACAAATGACGATGAGACACTTGTTTGATAACGTGGGTCGTCCATCCGTCGCCAAAAGCGTTCTATTACCAGAGGTGGAACGCATGACAAAGGCCGTCAGCGGACTCGCTTCGTTATTGATGAACGAAGCCGTTAGTTTGGATGACATTTCCAAACACACGGGTTTGTCACTCACCGAACTGCGTTATGATGGTTGGGAAAATTTGTTTATGTATTTGAGAACTTTAGAAAGTGATTTGAAAAAAAAACAAGCGGAAATACAAATGCAAAATAATAAAATGCGTGATTTAGTGGTGTTTGTAGAAGAGACGTCAAAAACCTTGGTGAAATTGTATCGTGAGGGCAATCTAAGAAACGCAAACGACTAATGACTTGGAGAGACCAAGCATTGTGCAAGGGAAAGCACATTGACTTGTGGTATCCACCGCTTGAGGCAAGCAATCAGGATGAATACTACGCCGTTGCTCGTGAAGTGTGTTACATTTGTCCAGTATGGAAGAAATGCCTGAACGACGGGATTAATGAACAGTGGGGAATGTGGGGAGGCTTGACACCACTAGAGCGAAGCGCATTTAGTAAAAAACCCAAAAAAACAGCACTAAAACCGCACGGTACCGTTATCAGATATCGGCAAAATTGCTCTTGTAAAAAGTGCGTTGCCGCAAATGATGCAAGTAAAAAACAAAATAAAAACTTGAGTGTGGTACCCGACATGCACGAAACAGATTTTGACCTGTTTACCGTCCTGTATCAACTCTTGCAGTAACTTCCGCTATGCTGGATTAGAGGCCGCAACCATCCGACACCCGTTGTCGTTATGTTGCGGTTTTTATTTTAACCGCCGACAGAGGAGAACGCGCTGGTACGACAATTTTGTTTCTTTGTTATATTTATTGGAACACTTACAGCAACGACATTTGAAAAAATTACAACACCAAACGAACCGATAAATACTAGGGACAACACGAAGGAGGAGATAAGGGAGGTGCGCCC